CCAAAAGAGTTTGAGGAGAAACTGCTAAAAACAATTGATAGACATGTAAATCCTGGAGGAATGCTGATTCTTTCTTGGGCTGTTGTTGGTCAGGGTGGTCTAGGCCATGTAAATTGCCAGAATAATGATTATGTTATTTCTAAGTTTCAGTCTATGGGATATACTTATAATTTGACCGACAGCATTCATCTGAGAAATAATGTTTCAAATGCAGGATGGTTCCGTAATACTGCTATGGTTTTTATTAAGAACTAACAAATGTTATGATATTATAAATGCTGCCAGTATTAATTACTTACTCTAATCTTGGCTATATTGAGTTTGCTAAGAACTTAATTCTGAGCTTAGCAAACGTCTTAAAGAATCATAAACTTCATTTTTACTGCCTGGATGAGGCAACATATCATGAACTTTCTTTAAAACCATACGACTTTTTAACTATTGAGCTATTTGATCAGGATGTTTCGTTAGATTTTGAGAGTTATAATACTGAAAACTATGTTAAACTTACTCATACAAAAACAAATGTATTAAAAAATGCATTAAATAAGTATCCATTTATACATTTTATTGACTGTGATGTTGTTTGCTTAAAAGAGCCTACAGAAGAGCATTATGCTCCTTATGCACATTACGATATTGTATTTCAATATGATTGGAATTTTGAAAATAATGTGCCACTCAATTTTTTTGGGACATGGCAATGTACTGGAAATATGTCACTTCGCAGAAGCAATGGAACGATAAGTCTGTTAAACAAGATTGAACAAGCGCAAACTAAAAGTCATACTAAAAATGATCAACAATGTCTAATGGATGTCTTAATTTATCAACATATATCCGATATTAGACAGTATAGATATACACAATTATTTGTATATCCTCCCGAAGAATATGCCAATGGTTCCTGGAAAGGAGATACATCGCGGATATATTTCTTTCATGCAAATCATGTGGCTGGTAAAGAACCTAAAATTGAACTCTTAAAAGGTTTAAATCAATGGTATCTTTAATAGTTAATGTTCGAGTTTGTTGATCACGTTGTATATATTAATTTATCTAACCGAACTGACCGAAGGATGAGCATTGAGGCTGAATTGGCAAAGTATTTTCCTAATTCAAAAATTTCCAGATTTAATGCTACATATCATGAGAAAGGTTATATTGGATGCACGATGAGCCATATTGGTGTGATAAAGCTTGCTATTCTGCGGGGATGGAAAAATTGCCTAATTGTTGAAGATGATGCTATATGGTCAAACTTTGAGAAAGGTTATTATTTGCTTGAGACCCTGGTACGTAAACCATACGACATAATAACATTTGGGACAACATTTACAACTTATAATCGTGAGACTTACAAGTTATACAGCGGACAAACAACAACTGCATATTTAATTAACTCAAGTTATTACCAGACATACCTGGATAATATGGTAGAAGGTCTCTCTAATCTAGTTGAGAGTAATAGTCCTGGACATTATGCATTGGATATTTATTGGAAAAAGTTACAAGCAAGGGATAATTGGTATTGTATTATGCCAGCATTAATGGTTCAAAAAGAAGGTTATTCAGATATTGAAAAAAGAAACGTAAATTATGATCATTATTTCAACATACAACAAATAGCAAAATAATCTACCGGTTTTAATTAATATGCTGCGTGGTCTTCTTTTAGAGTATACAGGAACATTACTAATTGCAGCATCTTTGGTGTTCACACATGCCAGTCCAGTTATTGTTGGCCTGGCATATATGTCTGCTTTATTTATTGCTGATGGCCACTCAGATGGTTTATTTACACCTCTTGGTATCCTGACCCAGTATCTGCTGGGTCGTGTAACTCCAACACATTCTCTGAAGTTATTGTGCGCTCAGATAGCTGCTGGTGCATCGGCTGTGCTGATATATACAACACGTAAACTAACGGTGCCCCTAGCATAAACATATTCATTGTTATTTATACACAACACGACTCTAAACAAATAATGAGTAACCTATATATTTACACTGAGAATCATAATGTCCGAAACATGCTTTATGATGTCGTAAACAATCATCGTAAAACTGATTCTGGATTTGATATTCCTATGCTATATGAAGATGTTAATCCTAATGAACTTGTTTACACGTTTAATCTAAATATCAAGGTTGCTGCAACACATAATAACAGGCCTATTCCTTGCCTTCTAATTCCTCGTTCATCAATTTCTGCAACTCCATTCCGTATGGCAAATTCTATTGGATTGATTGATATGGGTTATCGTGGAAATGTTAAAGCAAAGGTAGATTTGCTTAAACGCCCTAATGATAATTACATTATTTCTCAACGAGACCGGCTTTTCCAAATTTGCCAGGGTAACTTTATGCCGTGGGACAATGTATTTATTGTTGAATTTGAGAGGGATCTTCCTAGGGCTCCTGATAATCGTGGAGAAGGAGGATTTGGATCAACCAACTAGAGGATATATCATGACTAATGAAATTGTATCATGAATAATAGCTCCCCAATAAGCAACATATATGCTTGTTTTCAGACCAAAAACCATAAATAAAATCAGAACTATAGAACGAAGGAAAGTGTTCAAAATGGCATTCGCCGTCGGGAACAGCCAGACGTTCATTTATCCTTGGAATATTTTTTTCTTGCTATGTATCATAAACAAACATGGGTGGTGGTCTTATGCAACTTGTAAGCTACGGCGCTCAGGATATCTATATTTCTGGTAATCCCCAGATTACCTTCTGGAAGATCCTTTACAAGCGTCACACCAACTTCGCTATGGAGTCCATTGAGGTGACCTTTAACGGCCAGGCTGACTTTAATAAGCGTGTGACTGCAGTGATTAATCGTAACGCCGATCTGATGTATAAGACGTATGTGCAGCTGGTTCTGCCCCAGGTTGACACCGCTAGTGCAACTACAGGTGGTAGTAACCTCACTGCTTTTCGCTGGGTGAACTACATTGGTCACCGTCTGATCAAGCAGGTTGAGGTGGAAATTGGTGGTCAGCGCATTGACCGCCAGTATGGTGACTGGATGCAGATCTGGACTCAGCTCTCTACGGAGGCTGGTTGTACGGCTGCTCTTGATGCCATGGTTGGTAACACCCATGACCTGGTGCTCCTAAAGAGAGATAACGGTGCACCTCTGGATGCCACTTGCTCTTCTAACGAGACTACTCTATCTTGTATTCCTCGCTCAGGCTGCCCTGCCAAGACCCTGTATGTGCCTCTTCAGTTCTGGTTCTGCCGCAATCCTGGTGTGGCAATCCCTCTGATTGCTCTTCAGTACCACGAGGTGCGTGTGAATGTGGACTTCGAGACCTGGGAGAACTGCACGTATGGTGAGAGCTCCAATGGTGTTCCTGCCCGCCCTGATGCCCTGTCTCTGGCTGCTGCATCTCTGTATGTTGACTACGTATACCTAGACACTGAGGAGCGTCGTCGTTTTGCCCAGCAGAGCCATGAGTATCTGATTGAGCAGACGCAGTTTACTGGTGCCGAGTCTATCACTTCTTCTTCCAACAAGATTCAGCTGAACTTTAACCACCCCGTGAAGGAGCTCCAGTGGGTGGTGCAGCGTGATTCTTTCGTAGACTGCTCTTATGCCTACTGGCTGAGCTCTGTGGGTGGCCAGCAGCCTTTTAACTATTCTGATGACTTCTCTACGGAGGGTATCATTATGTCTCTGCTAACTCAGGGTTCTTCTGCCACACAGGCTCAGCAAACTGTGGCTCTTGGTGGTACCAACACTACTAACCAGCAAATGGGTACTAGTGCCACTCCTGGTCAGGTATCTGCAAGTGGTGATAGTGGTCAGAAACTGGACTTCGATAACGGTGTGAACTACCTGCTTGCCAAGGTGATTCTGGATTCCGGTGTGCGTTGCGAGGGCAAGAACCCCGTGGAGGTTGCCAAGCTGCAGCTGAACGGTCAGGACCGCTTCACGGAGCGTGAGGGTTCTTACTTCGACCGCGTGCAGCCCTACCAGCACCACTGCCGCACGCCTTCTACGGGTATCAACTGCTACAGCTTTGCTATCCGCCCTGAGGAGCACCAGCCTTCTGGCACTTGCAACTTCTCTCGTATTGACAAGGCAACTCTGCAGCTAACTGTGTCTCTGAACACCGTGGTTGGTTTCCGTACCGCCCAGGTACGCGTGTATGCACTGAACTACAACGTGCTGCGTGTGATGTCTGGTATGGGTGGTCTGGCATACAGCAACTAAACAGACAAGAAATATACGGGGAAACCCAAAATTTGTGATCAACCGATCTTAAATTTTGGTTTTTAATTAATCTAATCCATCATCATTACGTGTCTTAAAAAATTCTAGCATTGCAATGTTAAACTTTGAATATATTAGTTCATATACTCCGTAATTATTTATAGCAACTGCATCTTCAATATTTGAAACACCCCTAAATGCATGATATCTTGAAACATATTGTCTATTTGGTATTGGTCCATGGTACAGATGGTATAATCTTCCCTTTAAGTAAGAAAAATTTATTTGTTTTTTCTCTGATATCCACTTCTCATATGATTGCCTATATATGAAGGTTTCTTTATCTTCTAATTTAATAGGATAGTCTAAAAGACCGTATGCAAAAAGAGTATCGCCTGATCCAATAATTGCTTTATCAAAGTATCCCGATTCTCTGTAGTGTTTTCTTCTAAATGCCCAACCAAATCCTGGATGAACTGGTTGGGATTGACCATCCCAAAAACGTTTCAATCTATCTGCCGCCAAGCAAGAAGCAGCTATTTTTTGTGCATTTGTATAACTTAAATCTAACCAATATGAAACATCAAAGCATTGCACAACGTGATTTGTGTCCAGCATTATGGATAAGTCATCATACCAAGTGGGATTTTCAAAGATAACATCTGCATCCAGGCATGCTAATTTAGTAAATTGGGCTGGAATTGATTTTTCAAGTAAACGAAGAAGATGTTCTTTTTGAAATAAATAACTTGATCCGTAAACATGTATTGCATCATGAATTTTGGGTTTTTTACCATGTATTACTAATTCTAAAGTGAATACAGGTATATTTGCTAATTTGAGTTTTTCAACCATAAATAAGTAATTTATCAAAATTCTAGCAGAACCAATATAGTCAAAAAATACGAGTAAAACTGCCAGGTCAGAACATTGTGGTCTATTATAGGATAACCTTGCAATATTTGCTATAGGCTTATCTTCAAAAGTAATAGTTGGAATAACATTTGGAATTAGAACAATCCCATCATTTTTTTGTATGTGTTCTGTTCTTGGTTCCATCTTAGCAAATATAGGAATAGCCAATCTACTCATCGGAAAAGGTCTTTCTTCTGGAAACTTTGGCCTTCCTCGTATGCCCATGTCATACTCTTCTCTTTTTTTAGGAACTATCACTGGATCTGGTTTTACACCTAATTCATGCTCAAATGTTGGTATGTTCAGAGTTAAAGTTTTCTGGGGTTCAGGCCGTCTTAACTCTTTTGGATCTGGTGGTAATAACATATCATATTGCAATTTTGGTAATTGCAAGGTAAAGGATTTACGTTCAGGTTTTTGTGCAGCAGGTTCTTGTTTTTCTTGTATAGCCATATCACGATGAAATTTTGGTAATTGCAAGGCAAAGGGTTTACGTTCAGGTATTTGTGCAGGAGGTTCTTGTTTTGCTTGTAAACTCAAATCATAGTGCATTTTTGGAAATTGTGAGGTAATAACTTTAACCGGAATCTCGACGGGTTCTACATTAACTTCTGGCACCATTGGTGTATGCTGAAGTACACTCAAATCCTGTTGTATTTTAGGTAAACTTAGTTTAAAGAGTTGAGGCGTTACCTTAACAGTTTCTATAATAGGTTCTGCATCAAGGTCTGGTAACACTTTTTCGTTTCTAGTTACACGATTAAGTATATCCATTAATATAAGTTAATACCTTATTCTACGGAATCATCCATACGATTAGAAAAATATTCATATAACATCTCATTATAAGAAGCATCTGTCAATTCATAAACATTATACTTATTTTTTACAATTGCATCTTCAATGTTTGAATACTTATCGAGCAATAAATGTCTTTTAACATACTGCCTGGAGTTTGCACTTCCATGGAACATATGATATGCATTAACAGGTAGAAATGTAACAGTTGGTAGTCGTGTATCATCTAACCAATTAGAAATAGCATTATTATATATTTTTGACTTAGCGATTGCATGGCCTTCGAATTTTATTCCAAAAATTGCATATGCAAAAAATGCATCTCCAGACCCCAAGATTGCTACATCAAGAAATCCAAATTTATTATACCACTTACGTTGGAATGCCCAACCATAACCACAATGATACCGTGAATATCCCATAATATCAGTTTTGCCGTTTACTTTGACAAGACTTTTTACCGTTGTTATTATTTTCTTATAAGAAATATCTAAAGTTTGAACAGTTTCAAAGCAATGACACACCTCGTGTGTATCAAGAAGGTTGGATAGCATGTCATACCATCCTGGACTATCAAAGATTATATCTGCATCAAGAAAGAGAAGTTTGGTAAACTTTGATGGAATTTTTGTTTCAAGTATACGACATAAATTTTCTTTTTGAAACAGAAAGCTTTTTCCATAAACATGTAAAGCGTCATTTATGCATGGTTGGTATCCTTCTATTACAAGCTCAATTGTAAAGAAAGGAATTTTTGCTACCTTTAGTTTTTCAACCACGTACAGATAGTTCATAATTAGTCTTGATGAACCTGTGTAGTTAAAAAATGCAAAACATACTGCTAAATCATTACGTATTGGAATATTATATGAAATTTCTGCTATAAGCGATTTTGGAATTTCCTCTTCCATTTTATTATGTCATATAAGTAAATGCCGTCTAAAACACTCAAGGTTGGTTCACGCCGTCAAGTGTTTAATGGTTCAGCAGAAAAGACACCTGGGGGGTTAACAAAAACAGATTTAATCAAAAATAAGCATGGACGTATTGTTTCTTCCAAAAAGCATCATACTATGCGTCAGAAAACTGGTTAAAATGGATGCCAAGAACAGTCTTTTCTATCAGCACTAAATATGTCAGAAGTAAAGAATAAGTGTGGCCTACCAGGATAAAAATTAGATACGGTCATTCCTGGAAAATTTTGATTTTGATATGAAGCCGAATAGTTTCTCTTGTCTGTTTTATGAACGTGAAATGTCTTAATAGAGGGGCCAAGATTAGATAGATTTAATCCAGCTTTATACATGGATAATGTAAACCGATTTTCGCATCCGAGTATACCAGGATAAAAGTCAGCAATAATCTTTTTAGGAGGATTATATATTACCCATGCATCTTGTGAAAGACCGGAAACTTCGTGCCAGTATCTTCCTTTCCAATTTGTAAGTGGTTCGCGGTAATCGGTATCTAGATTATACCTAGTTATAACATAACCATTACCAGGCTGTATTTGATTTATTTTTAAAGTAGACTCGTAATCAAATACTATATCTGAATTTGCAATAGTATTAATTTTACTAAGGTCAAACATATCTACAAATGTCTGATATGTTGGACGCTCTAAAATTCTTATACATTCCAGTTTAGGATGCTCATATAAAAAATCAATCTCACAAAGAAGCTTTAATTTCTCGATGTATGGATTTTCCAAATTTAGTTCAATTGTTCGTAGAACTTCATTACGATGTTCTTCATCTTCTATTAAAAACCAGGATGTCCAGAGTATCATTTATAAAAACGGATAGGATGATTTTCAGATATTTATTCTCCAACATCATGGCCTATGCAGAGGGAGACTTCTCTTTCGTAGACGACGAGAACGCGCGCATCATGCTGGAAAGCATGCACGCAGCAGTGACTGTCACTGAAAACTGGGATAACCTCAAGAAGGCTGAACCAGGTCATGGGGGCTTTATGTACCCATCAGACCCCGAGCTCCGCCGCATTATGGAAGAGATCCGTGCGGCTGACAACAACAAAGACCACAGTGGGGGAACCTACGGGTGGACAGTGCGCAAAATGGAGATCATCGCAAAAAGCGGGTGGGCTACATTCTGTGCAGACTATATCAAGCAGCAGCTTGAAGCCAAGATACAGAAGCTACAAACCGAGTATGATGAGGCACTCCTCATCTACCGGGCTGTGTGGAGAAGATCCGAGAGACAGACAAACCCACAGGTAAAAGAGTACTACGAGGAGATCACACGCAAAGAGAAATGCATCTTGGAAGCAGCCTCATACAACCTCCGCGAAGCGGAGAAGGAGAGGAACGCTTAATACGCCTTCGGGCAATTTTTATATGAAAACGAACTTTCTTCTTTTTATAGAATGATTTTCAACAACCATGGCCACCATCAAGGTTCCGTGCGGCATGACAGATAAGCCCTGCATGTCGTGTGAGTACCGTCTGTGGACGCGCTGCAAAAACTGGACAGATGTCCAGGCAGGATCACTACCAGCTCGAAAGTGGGAAGGAGCACTCGAAAGAGCAGTTATCTACTGGAGAGAAGTTGAAGCAGAGATGGATCGCTTGAGCGAAGAGCTCGGGACGCACCGAATTATCTGCCGAGATCGCGCAGCTGAAAACGTCAACGCAAGGATGAAAATGGGACCATAAGCCTTCGGGCAATTTTTTTGTAAAATGGAAATTTTTTATATAAATTTTGAGCTTTTAACGACAATCATGGCAGAGTGGGCTAAACACCAGGCAGTCCTCGACGAGATCGGGTACACTGTTGTCCCCTGCATGACGTGCAGCCCTTGCGATGCAAAGGTATTTGCACACTGCGAGAAGACCGAGAGGGTCCTCAAGAACTCACCAAAAGCCGTCGCATTCGCTGCAAGGCTCGAGGCAAGAAAGCCCTTTTGGGAGGCTGTTGAGCGGAAAAAGGAGGAGATGGCAAAGCAGTATGGTGGGCACAAAGAGCACTATCACCAGCATGGCCTTTACCATGCTGCCTGGGTGCTAAAGCTCACTCGGTGAATACGCCTTCGGGCAATTTTTTCTTGTCGTCTACTTCGTCCAGAACAGAAAAGACACATTTTTAACTTAAACGCACCCCCAGAAGAAATAGAAATGTATACTGTTGAAGCAAAAACTGTTCAAACGGGAGCAGTAAGAACATTGATTGAGGCTCTTCGATCAATCCTGGTAGAGATGTCTTTGCTATTTGATGCCGATGGAATTCGTATGGTGGCCATGGATAATACTCGCACTGTTCTTGTGCATCTTCGTCTTCATGCAGATAAGTTTGAAAAGTATTCTTATAATCACAACACTCCTAAGTTTGTGATTGGTGTAAACACTGATCACCTTTACAGAATTGTTCGCACTGCAACAAATGATGACACTCTCTCATTCTACGTTGACAAGGATGACCCGAACTCTCTTGGTATTCTGATGGAGAATGGAGAGAAGAAGCAAGTCCACAAATATAAGCTGAACCTGCTTGACCGTGATGAACCTGACCTTCAGCTGCCTGATACTGAGTTTAGTGCTCGTATTACTATGCCTTCTCTAGACTTCCAGAAGATCTGTCGCGACATGACACTGCTGTCAGCAAAGACTGTTGAGATTACTAATGTTGGGTCTTCACTGACTTTTAACTGCAAGGGACACTTTGCTTCCAGGACAACAGTGATGGGTGATGGAGAGGCTGATTTCAATATCCACAAAAAGTCTTCTGAGGAGATTGTGAGTGGTCAGTTTTCTTTGCCTCATCTGGTTCTATTTACCAAGTGTACCAACCTGTGCAATAACTTGGAGGTTCATATGAAGAATGGTTGGTTTCTGATGATTCGTTATGTTGTTGCCAACCTGGGTGAGATAAAGCTTTGCCTGATGCCTTGTACCGCATAATATCTTTAAAAAAAGTTTCATCAATTTTTATACCAATATGGAAATGTTTAAAAAATAGTTCATATGCTTGAAATACGCAAGACATTGCAAGATAAAAAAGACAAAAGAACACAAGTTTTATCATCGATGATGAAAAAAACTCAAACCATGTGTTTAATGCTATCAGTCCAATAATAATTCCTATAAAGATCATTCTCATAATAAATTTTCTTAAACTTACATCTTCTTTTACTGAGGAGCTTTCTATAAAAGCTAGTGGAGAAGATACTATAATTGTAATAAGTTCTATTATTGTAAATTGTCGTATATAAGGTAACGATAAGATTAATACTACTGGAAATAAATATAGTATCGATTTTTCCTTGTCCTCTGAAAAGGCATCTTTATCTCCAAAGTTAGCGAATACATTTACTGAATATAATAAAACTCCATATGTAAAATCATTCATAGCGGAGCATACAAGTAAAAAACATGATAGTGTATGCAGGCTTTCTTTAAAGAATCCATCGGTGATGATATTATTTTCTGTAAGATCGTCATAAATCTTAGCCACAGCACCACTTAGACATGTGGCAAGAATATCCATTTATACTTACTTAGGTCTTGCTGTGTGGGAAGTATACGTGACATCATCAGTAACCTTGTAGTAAGTGAGTCCAGGATTCAGGTTAGACTTATCGGAAACCTTAGTGGATAGGTTCCAGATTTTGATGATGTGAAATTGACCCTTAGGAGAGATTGAGATGCCTACTAGAGTTTCCTGGTTCTTTACTAGAAGTTCGTCAGAGCAGCAATGAACCATCAGATCAATGAAGCTTGTTTGTGCTTGCGAAGCATCAATCTTCTTTGACCATGCACCACCATTCTTGTTTTCTTCACACTCCCATAGGGGAGGGAATCCTTTCTTCATGAGGAAGAACATGCCACACTCCCATGCTTCCTTGGGAATGTTATCGACGATGCTCCAGAATTGTTCAGGGGTTGTAATTTCAGCTATCATAATGTAGCTAGACAGGGAATAGTCCCTGTTATCGGGATCGTGATACCACAAAACCCAGGTCTGCTGGAATTTTGTGGAATCCATTTTGTTATACCTGATATATGTTTGTATCGTTTTAATCCGTTTTACAATAGATTCCGTAATCAGAGAACAACTTGATGACAGGTTTGAATTCTGGTTCAGAATGTTGAAGCATAATTAGCTCTTCATCGTACCCGTCTATATTAGCGTCTATTCGGGTAATAAACATTGTTTTAACGATATATTCTTCATACGCAGGGCAGAAATGTTTTACATTGCGATAATAGAAATACAATTGGCGAAGGTTCTCTGGCGTGATTGAGTCAAGCTTTCCCTCTATAATTGTTACCGTTCGGGTTGCCTTGTTCCATTCTATCATATCCATACGATCCTTGCTTGTTACAGCATTACCGTTAACCATTAGCTTTAGATATGTCTCCCGTTCAATATCGTAGAGCTCATTTTCTTTTAGTTCATCATTGTGTTGTAGCTTTTGCTTCTGGAACTCGTCAAGTAGTTGAGACTCAGTTTTCTTATTTTCCTGGGCAGGACGAAACTGTTTCGGGGGAGTTTGTTTGCGAATATAGTCATACAGAACTGCGAGTTTCTCATCTGATGTACTAAAATCGTTCTTTGTCTGGTATGTCTTTGGTAGATTTTTAGAATCGCCCGTAATGTTTACCAGGACTAGATGGCCAGTCATATGTGAATCACATGCAATTTTATAAATATCGTCAAATATACTCGTCTTTACAAGTCGTCCATGCTTGAAAAGACACACACCTGAATTTGACTGATTACATCGAAAGAAGGGATGCATATCCTTATTCTTGTATCCTCTGGTCATCCGATACTGCCAGATTTCTACATTCATATGATCATGAGAGCCTTCTGACAATGGAAGCGGGTCAGTCTTCTTGTGATCACCTAATTTCTCAATGCCATCGATAGTGTTAAGATCGTATGGAAATATGGGATTCTTGTTGAAGATAATCTTGAATGACCCATCAATAAATTTCTTATACATCATCCATAGTGTACGAACATAGATTTCGAGGCGACCGATTAACTTTTCCTCATTAAGGCCTTTTTTTGGTTGTTCCCGAATGTACATATCCTTCATTTGGCGATCACTAATAATAGTGCGAATGAAGGTTGAATTGCCAGAGTTCAGGACTCCCTCGTATAATACCGGGTCTATCTGCGTTATCTCCATACTTTTTGAGTAAGGAGCTTGCAGCTGCCAGATTTTACCTGGTTGTTTGATCTGAATCAACCAGTTAGCATTATCTGGATCGGTATAGGCAAGAACCTGTTTCAATCCTGCATTGTGTTCGTTTAGCCCAGTCTTTGGTGTACCTGGGAGCTTTCCGTGACTGAAGCACTTGGTAAGCATGGACTTATTGCCTTCGGAAATTTTGTCCCACTTTCCATCATCTTCAACGGTAAGATAACGAACGCCATCTTCTATTGTTACATCAATTCTGCACTGTGTTGCGCCAGACTGGATGGAGTTATCAACTAGTTCTCCGACGGCATCCGATATGTTTTTATATCCTGCATTGGCCCATGATGACCAAGCGTACTCTGGCGATTGTTCTACTTCAAAACTGATGCTCATAATTTACCCAAAGTGCACAGGTCAAAAACGAATTCGTTTTCATGTTGTGATGTAATAAGCAATACAATGATTACAAGTGCACTTATTTATTCAGTCCGCTTTGGACCTAAGCTTGCACTGCCTGAAGCAATCCAGGCTAGCATTACTAAGCTTCGGCTAGTGCCAGCAACATACAGACCATCAAGGCCTGTTCGTCCCCAGAAATATGTTTCACGCAAACGTGAAGATGGAAATTGGCGTACTAAGGTTATTGCAGACTATGTGCGCAAGGTGCGAGAGACAGATGACCCTCAATACGATGAGATGTTTGGCATCTTCAATAAGGTAGCAGCACAGACTATGGAAAAACTATCTGCTGAAGCAATTACTATCATGAAAGCGCGCGATGAGCAATTCAGGCTTCGTGTTACAACTTTGCTATTTGATAAGGCTATTAAGGGCTCTGCATATGCAGGAGTAATGGCTGATCTTGCAAAGCGAATGAACAATGAGATTTCGGATGTTTCTGAGGACCTGGAAGTTCACGTCCAGATGTTTGGAACACTTTATGACATGAGCGGAACTCTTACGTTCCCTAAACTTGATGAGCCTGACTTTGAGGATAAGGTTGTTGCATGGGCAAAGCAGAAAGATGTCCGCAGAGGATATGCACGATTCCTGACACACCTGTATAGTCGTGAGCTGGTGAGTGGTCAAGCTCTTCAGGAATCAATGCAAAAGGTTATCCAGGATCTGAATGATACTTTGGTTCAGCCAAAGAGCGAGCAGAGTGAGGAGAACGTTACTCAGTTTGCTGATTTCCTGTTTGAGATTGCTAAGCTTCTAAAGCCAACTGCAATTGAGCTGCGTGGTCTGATTCTAAGCAGCGTTGATACTATCCTGAAGAAGCCACGCCCAGACCTGCCAAGTCTAAATATGCGTTCTCGCTTCAAGCTTGAAGATGCAGCCAAATGCGTTAAGGTATGTTGAAAAGAAAGATACGAACACAATAAATGTCTGTACCATCTGCCACAGTTCTACTTCGTGCAGCTCAGGTCAGCATCGATGAGGACAAGCCTATTTATTTTGATTACTATCGTGACAGCGTTGAGAAGAAGTGTTGCATTGGCGTTCAGGGAACTACCAAGTATCTTGTAAAGTCAAATGATGAATATACGTCTACAATCCAGACAGTTTTTAAATGTGATACTTGTTTCATTGTAATGACGGAGAACAGCCTTTATATTGTTGATGCTGGCATTCCTATTAAGCGCGTAATGGGGTCTACAGAGGAACCTGCCAAATAAGATAATGGAGTTCCCACCACCACACTACGTTCTATTTGAACCATTGAATGACCGAGAGACCAAAAATGCATGGGAACAATACAAGCAGCAATATTCTGATAAATGTGAATTTGATGAAATTAATGCAGCATCTGTATTTTCTGTTGAGACGTTTGCTCCCTGGTTTGATATTTGGATTTCAAGTGTTTCAAAAAAGCAGTCTACGAGATTACGAATTCTCTTAATTTGGCATTCTGAGTTCTTGACATTTGCTTGTCAGCAGATGTTACGTCGTCAACTTGAGCAGAGATCATTTAAGAATCGGGTATGGTTTCATGTAGAGGATCCGACGACACTTCAGCAGGCAATTTTAAGCAGATGCATTACAAAACGAATGCCTATTTTTATACATGAACCATGTTATAAGGAAGAATGATTCGTGTATTTACCGATGGTGCATGCCGTTCTAATGGAAAAGCAAATGCAGAAGCAGGATATGCAGGCTATTTCCCGGATAATAAGGATTGGTCTTTTGCTACAAAGATGCCTGAATCAGAAATGCAAACAAATCAGAGAGCAGAGCTAAAGGCAATTCACGATTCTGTAAATGTTATATTTGAAAAGTGCGGGTCTCCTGCAGAGACAGCTATTCAAATATATACTGATTCTATGTATTCTAAAAATTGTCTGACAACTTGGTTACCTGGTTGGATGAAGAATAAATGGAGAACAGCAGAAGGAAGTGATGTCAAGCACCGTGACTTAATTGAGCATCTATCTTTGCGGTTGACCAAGTTTAAAGAATATACAATCACGTATGTCAAGGCTCATACTGGAAATACTGATGAGCTCAGTATTGGTAATGATATAGTAGACAAGATGGCAGTATCTGTATTGATTCCGAAAGAGGTAAAGGTGATTAATCGTGTTGACGGAATATTTCCAGATTTGGCGTTGTCTCTAATGGGACCGCCAGTTGAGGAGGCAAAGATTATAGAATGGTGTAAGACCCATCTACATTTGCTTGACCCCCAGGCATTAAAGACTGGACTATTTGGTGCATTTCAGAAAACAGTTTCGAAAAACGGATATTCTACTGAAGTACAGAGAATAAGTAAAACTCGCGTAGTTCGTTTAACTACAGGTTTAATTAAAGAAGGAATTACTATAGTAAAAGAAGAATGAGTGCATATGTATTTTCATCACCTACATGTGCTCCCTGCAAAGTTCTAAAGCCAGTCATTCAAGACCTGAAGGAAGAATTCCCAAGTCTTCAATGGATTGATGTGAATATTAAGGAAGATCCTCAGGGATTTACTCAGAAGTATGGTGTTAAGCAAGTTCCAACTGTTGTGGTACACTCACTGAAGGGAGTTGAGTCGCATAGTGGAACAACAGCCATGGGATATTATCGTATCCTACGCAACGCTACGCAGCAATAGAGTCAGTCACAAGCCGACCATTTTTATATAATTCTGCTACAAATGTATTTTCATCTCCACCCTGAACTTGCTGAGAATGGCCACCAGTTGTTGTAGCTTCTACACAAGCGCCTTGAACTTCTGCATAACCAGGATCACATCTCAGCTTTTTATCTGAAAAGTGTTCGGTGAATGCCTCTCTACAACCGTTTGCTACGCGACTTTCTCCAGGCATACAACCAGATGCACCAGAAGCAGAACCGAGTGGAATATTGAATGGACTTAAACTAGCAGCCTTACCGGTAGCTGCCCATGATATGCTACCAATTACGATACCGAGAACTGTTGAAATAAGAATGCTTCCAAGTATTCCACCAAATGGCGGTATATATGAGGCAGAACACTCTCCATTCATAAATGCCAAAAGTTGAACAGTATAGACAATAGCAAACATCATAGCTAAAGGCCAAGAAAGTTTACTAGGTGTTGTCCATGCCCAGCACATGTAGTAAAAGGCAATAACCATTGTTGACATTATTGCTGTTGGGAAATAGGGCGATTCAACAGCTTCAAGTCCTGGGATTGTGCACCAAACTAGACCTGAAGTTTCTTGATTACTTAAGTCCGTTCCTCCATTTGTAGCAATAAGTTTTGATACAATGCCTACTACAAAAATAGCTCCCACTGCAGCAAAAGATGGGATTGATAATCTGACACCGTCTTGGTTGATAATATCACCAGCAAACCCATACGCAATAAGAGCAAATGGCATCAAATTACCAAGAAATGTAACTAATGCAAATGGAGCCTCAATAAGACCAGGTGGTAAATAGTCTTTATACTTATATAGACCAAACCCTCCTATGTATAGTCCTACAAGTGTAACAACTACAATAAAAGCAATTTCCCATGGATCCATGTTTATTATATCTCATGCGAGATGCTTTTTGTAACAAAACCTAACAATGATATAAATGAGTATATTCTCAAGTAACAATTGGCCAGCAGCTTGTTCATCTGCTAAGCAAAGTCCAATTGACTTAACATCAGATGCTAAACCCTGTAATTTATCATGCGATCTTGTTATGGATACTGGAAATGTTACACAGGCCACAGTCTCTATCTCAAATGAAGGAATGATTCTAGAAAGCTCGTCGGGTCTCGGTTCTTGTAAATTTAGAGGAGAATCCTATGTATGTCAAGGACTATCAATTAATCACCCAAGCCATCACAAAATTAACGGAATTCAGGCAGATGGTGAAGTTACTGCTATCTTTAGAAAACCAACTGGTGAACTGATGTGTATGAGTTCTTTATTCAGAATTTCAAGCGAACAGACAGATTCTTACAGCTTCTTTAAACAGTTTGTCCCATATGCTGTCACTACTGGTGAAACCAAGGTTATGATGAAAGATTGGTCTATTGCTTCAATGGTTGCTCCAGGAGGGTATTTTGTGTATAATGGCTCCACTCTTGTTCCTCCATGTGCTCCATGCGAATGGGTAGTATTTAAACAGATGATTAATATGGACCAAGGAGATTTTGCATATCTTGTTCGAAATGCAGAAGCTGGTTCCAGACCTATACAAGCTATTGGCGACCGTGAGGTATTTTTTAATGATACTGCAAATATTCCAGGAGGTCCTATGCCTCATGATAACAAGTTCTATCTGCGTCTGCGTCCTACAGGTAATACGAGAGTCGGAAAACCCTTAGAAGCAAAGACAGTTGATTTGAAGGCGAATGTTCAGCAATCTAAAGCAGATGCCGAAGAAGAAGCAAAACATCCAACAACATATATGGGATCGGTTTCTAAATCAGTGAATGATTATACAAAAGAAAATGGTAATATCGGATTAGTACTTGCTATTGTAGCAGTGGTAGGAGTTATAGCAGGAATTATATATGGCTGGAGAGGCAGTGAGCAGACCCCATTAACTGGAGAATCAATGAAGCCTGCAGCGATATGGACACGCGGGACACTGTGGTGGCTTTACAATTATGTTCTTGGGTTTTTTGGATGGTTATGGTCGTATATAGGAGGAGTGTTTACTTGGTTGTATAATAGCACATTTGGGCTAATAACTACAGCTTTTGGAATAGTACCTGGGCTGATTAGTAAAGTAGAGAATGTGGCCACTGATATAGTTAAAAATGCAGAAGCTAATGTTGAGGCAAAAGTTAAAGAAAGAGCTGAAAAAGGTTTAAATTCGCTGGCTTCAAAGATTCCTAAGCCTGCATCACTCCCAAAGTGATTCCTGATCCTCTGCAAGATCATCATAGTTATTGACTTCTTCTTCTTCGTATACCTTCTCTTTCTTAGGCTTGCGCACCTTCTTTTCAACTCTGACCCATTCATCTACAACCTTTTCAGGTTCTGGCGGGGGAGGAGCAGGAGCGGGAGCAGCAGGTTGAGGACGTTTACGAGTAAATACTGCATATTCAATCTCTTCTGCCTTCCTTTTCTCTTCAAGGATTTCTGCTACCTTAGCATCGATTTCCTTATTTCGCTCGACTTCAAGGCGCTTTTGCTCCCACTCTAGAGCTTTTGCAGCATAATTCATTGCTGCCTTTGGGACAGCTACATTGCCCCCAAGTAGAGGAAAGTTTTTATCATTTCTTTCATGGACAACCGCCATAGCTGCTTCCAGCTTTTGGTCGGCTGTTTGGGCCTTTAGCTTGGATGGAGGGATATACTTAGCCATTTTTAGTGATATTGTGTTGTATAATATAGAATCCATTTTGAAAATGGAACTTACTGTATAGTTGTATATAAATTGTAAGAGATGGTTCAAGCAACAATTGTAGCATCTAATGGAACACTAAGTGAGGTAACTATTCCAGCAAAGACAACTGACGTGCTGGAATGGATGAGAAAGAAATATAAGCAACTTGGGATTCAGTTCCAAGGAAAGATCCAGGACCCTCTGAAAGAAGATCGTTGGCTGTCTATATTTGCTAAAATTGCAGACGATGAAGAGGATTCAAATCAGCACATGCTGCCATCACCTCTGGACGAAGAGTCTTATTCTGGTGTAATCGTAATCCTTGCTACAATGTCTGATTCAGATGATTATGAAAAGCCAGTAACATCATACGTAAATCTCGGAGTAGAGGAATACGAAACACTATATCACGAGTGGTCTTTCAATATGTCAGATGAAGAGGAAGAGGCTGGTGAAGAGGAGGAAGAAGAAGAAGAGTATGAGGAACCAGATGAAGCTCCTCGTGTTGCTCCCCAGGTAACTGTAAAAACAATTAAGACTAAAAATGTTTTCGTAGAGTGTGCAATCCGAGATAAGGTTGTTCAAAACTTTACGGAAGTTACATCATCTGAGATAGCAAGTGAACTGGAAGCTCAGCTACTTTACAGTATTGTAAACTATTGCAAGCTGAATGGGATTGATGTTGATTGGGCAAACAAGGTATTCTGGAATACGTATAGAAGCAAGGCCATTTCTCTATATGAAAATTTGCGCACAAACGGCACTGTGACAAATACAGAGAACTGGGCAAAAAAGTTACTGTCGCGGGAAGTAGACCCCAAGGCATTTGTGGATATGCCTGCTGAGGAACTATGCCCCTCACGTTGGAAAGCGGCACTTGATAAGATTGTTGAAGCAGAGATTCGACTGTATTCTAAGAATGTTAGTGCAGCAATCTATCTGTATTGCTCGCGCTGTAAAAAGAAGTCGAAGTGTGATTACTATCAAATGCAGACGCGATCCGCTGATGAGCCCATGACAACCTTCGTCACCTGCCTGGAGTGCGATCGGGAATGGAAGTTCTAGATGATGATGTGGTTATTGCAGAAGGGGCTGTAACTGGCCTAACAGGTATATTTACCTCTGTAGTTATAGGATTAGTTAGCTTTACTTCAATTCTGGGCTTTCCATCAGGTGTGAATGATTCAGAATTCTCAATAAAAACATGAATAGGATCTAAGCCATTAGTAATTTCAGGCTTAGAAACATTTGTTTGATCATGGAACTTGTCATTAAACATTGCTATAATAGGCTCAGGAATCTGAGGGCTTGTTTCAGCTAAACGCTCTAATTGTTCACGAATAATTTTTAGCATGTCTTTTGCTTTCATTCTTTCTTTACGAGGTAAGCTTAGCTCAATCACAATAAATTTGTGTATTTTTGCATACGTTATAGCAGAAATCTTGTGAGCTTCTGATCTCTTTGCAAAACCAAAATAATTTGATACTGTGTTCATGATACCAACGGTAAGGCTAATCACGCCAATCACAACACTTGCTACCTGAGATTGACCGAATAATGATTGAGAAGCAATAGAACCAGTCCCTGCTAATGTTGAAAGAACAATAACTGGTAACGCAATATTAGTATCATATTTAGATACCATTGACTGGGACTTGCTATGTAGCCAGGAATAGCAAAGTGCACGCTCTCCTTCTTTTGATAGGATTTCTTCAAGCTGTTGGTTCCAATGTATTTCTTCGCTTTGCTCCATCTCTTTGTTTCTACCTAAGTGAATAATGGTGTGGGCCTTAGAAGATAATCCCTTAAATCACCGTGAAGTAGAAATATATAAATATTTAAAAAAATCTTCTGGTGATTCTAATTTTGCGCACACCGTTTCCAGATTTGTTGACTTACGCGAATATCTAGATAGTCATAACTTTAAAGATAGTAACGAACTGCGCAGTAATGTTTTATCACGTGGTGTTCCATTATTTTCAAGTTCGGAAGCAGAACATTTATTTAAATTAACTGCTAAAACAGGTGGTGGTGAACTAGCAGAAAATATTATAAGTGGTTGGGTCCGTTACATGTATGAATGGCAGCCAAGTTTTATACAAGATGGCATTGAAGCAATTAGTCCGTATCTATTTATTTTAAAAACACTTGAATCTGGTAAGTTTGGACCGATATATAGTATTGCCCTGGATTCAATATCAGCAACGTTACCAACAATTGCAACTAGTATAGAAAATTTGACTCCAGACATTATAGGATTTTTACCAATTCCAGGATCAGGACCTATAGGAGGAATTATAGGTTGGATGTTAGCATCTGTATTTGTTGTTCTTTCTATGTTGCTTGATATCTCTCGTCAACATTTTGGTCAAGCATTCCTTATTTCTTTTTTACTGGTTCCTTTCTTGGGAACAACGCTGTATAATGCAGCTTTGTCTGGAGAAAGACTTATAGAAAAAACGGCTGCAAAACGTGAAAAGTTGATTACTAGTGTTGGTGATCTTTATGGTGAGCCAGCGGCTGCTGTTGTTGATTCTCTTGTTCCAAACCCATTTGAAGAACCAACAGGAGGTAAACGACTTTCAAGCCACGCTCATAGCAAAGGTAAATGGCGGACACAGAGGAGATCAAAGCTGTAATCCGTTCCTGGGTTTCTCTGGATGATGAATCTCGCCAACTTCAAGCCCGCCAAAAATCAATCAGAGAACAGAAGGCTCGTCTTTCTGAATCAATTCTAGGATTTATGCGTAATAACCAGGTAGACAACTTTTCACTTGAAGGAAATGGGCTTGGGACAATTTCTCGCACGATGCGCACATCTCGTCCTCCTCTTCGCCGTGAACTAATTCGTACTCAACTATTGCTGCAATTTTCCGACCAACCTCAGCGTGTAGCAGAGGCATTGCGTGCAATTGAAGGAATTCCTGAAGGTGACGATATGTCAGTTGGTGGAACTCAGCGTGAACTTCTATCTAGAAGGATTCCTAAAACTACTACAACTGTAAATCTAAATTAAAAATTGCAGCCCGTCAGGCCGCGTATATCGGTTAACTTTAGTCAACCTGGTAAACTCCAATGCTCCAGAGCTCATCGCCGCGGTCACCCTGGTCGAAGGACCATAGTATGCAGCGGCAGCCGCACTTGGTGCCCCGTGGGCACTTGTGAAAGGTTAGACCCTTGTATTTGCCCAGCACATAGCCGTTGGTGGCTAGTGCGTAGGTTCTGCCCTTGATGAGCAGGTCAATCTCATTGAGAGCCTTTTGTTCGTCAGCCTTCTCCATGGGCATATCTGCGTATACAATGTGTCCCTGGCTCCGAAGCATTGCCTCAACTCTTGGGTCGGGCAGCTTGATGACCCTGGACGGGTGGATTTTCTCGTCGTCAGCAAAGCCAAACTGGGCGGAGATCATTTTCTTGACCTCCTCGTCTGGCCCTGAAAGGTCCTGAGAGCTTGCCCATAGCTCAAGAGAGCTGTAGGTTACGCCATACTTTGCTGCGCGTGCAGCTGCAAGGCGCTCGTCGGAGTTCATTGCAGTCATTACAAACTAATATTCTATAACTAAACATTCCATTTTGAGAAAAAAGGAGAGTAAGCTAGTCGCTCAACTCTCTGTGTGGCAAAGGAACTGGACGCAACTTTTCGAGTCGGCTGAGCTCTCTGTGCGCTGCTATCAGACGGTCATAGTCTGCCGCAAACAAACTGCCAGCATTGGCAATGGTTCCTCGCGGAAGGCCAGACTCCAGCCAAGCTATGCGGCGATGCTGGGCAGTAATTCTGTCTTCAAGGCTGTAAGTGCAGCCCATGATGTCAATAAATACTATAATTCTATACAATTAAATTCCATTTTTCAGTTTAGTCAATGCATCTTGAGCAGCCATTTGTTCTCCTTGCTTTTTAGTTGTTCCTGTTCCTGAACCAATGTGTTTACCCTTCCCATCAACTGCTGCCATCAAGTAACCATTATTTGATGATATCATAACATACGTTGGGGTATAATGAAATGTTGTTTGACAATATTTCTGTAATTGATCTTTGAAGTTTGTATCATTTCTCAAGATTCCTGGAATGTCAATATACGTTTCAATAAGTGATACTACAAATGGATATACAACCTGGAAGTTATATCCGCAATCAGTCCACAATGCACCAATAAATGCTTCCAAAATGTCTCCAAGTTTTTTCACATTGTAACGACCATTACAAGCATCTTCATTGTGCTTTGAAATGATGTAAAATTCGTTAAGTTTAATTTTACGAGTTAGTTCGCCAAGCATATTATTGCAGACAATTTCTTTACGCAGATTAGTAAGAAATCCTTCTTGTTGTTCTGGAAATCGAATAGAAAGATAAGTAGCTGTAGCAGCGCCCAGGATTGAATCTCCAAGATGTTCTAGACGTTCATAGGATTCTGGAAATAGTTCAATGCAATCTTGTGGACGAGGTGCTAGCTGAGCAACATCTCCTTGAGGAGTTGTATATTCTGTTCGTTTGACGTAAGATGAGTGAACCATTGCGTTCTGAAAGATTTGAATGTTTTTTACAGTGTATGAACACTCGTGCTTACGCAAAATCGCATGTATATCCTTCTGGGTAAACATACGATTTCGAGGGTTGAATGGATTGTATATTGCTTCCATTGCTTTGATCATTATATGAAGTTTCCAAGAAAGTCCGTTTTCGTGACCGAAAGGGACCCAGTTTTCGTGACCAGAGGGAGAAAAAATGGAGACATTGTCTCCGTATGATATTACTCGCGGTCAACGCGCTGGATGCCGTATTCGGTGTTCTTGAGCGTGGCTTGGTGTGTGTCGTGTATGTACCTGTAGCACACTGGGCCCCGCTCGGGACCTAGGTGCTGGTTGAGGTATTCCATCAACATTCCCTTTGACAGGGACCATGGCTTAAACCCTTCGTCGGGTCTGATCACTCTGAATGCCGCGCTTCCATCTGCGGTCTGCAGCCGTTGAACGGTTGCAAATACAGGGTCCTGGATGATTGTCGTAATTCGATCCGCAACTAGAGTACGCTGTTCGCGTAATGCATGGGTCTGCTTGTTGAGCTCGCGAAGTCGATTGTCGACTTGCGTATAGTTCCGCATCTCCTCGCGCAGACCCTGGAGGATCTCGGCATTGGGTTGTGCGGCCATTTTGTTATCCTTAACTACGACTCAACAGAAAAAATCCGTTTTTGCGGACATACATGTACTGGGCATAACAATTCCACCGATCTATCAACTCTCCTTACAGCTTTCCATTCTAGCAGGGTTCCCACGCCCATACTAGAAGAACCTTGAAGTAATTCCTTTTAATCATCTTGATAGAACCATTACAGTCCTGACATCTCTTTTTTTGTAAATTAAGAATCCGTTTTAAATACAAATGTTTGGTCCAGAGGAAATAAAACACTTAAGAACAGTCTATAACTCTGAGCACTCTCACGAAGCTCCTATATCCGATGGAACTCCTGAAGAAATCTGGGAAAAATTACAAGAAAGATTTCATTCTAAATGCCAGTCAGGCAGAGCAGAATGCATCATTTCACACATGATGAATCGTCCTAAAGCACCAGATGCCTGGATTACAAATCCTACTGAATGGTTATCATCTATTGAAATTGAACGAGCAGAAAAGGAATACGAAAAACTATTTAAAAATTATGTTTTTCTTGGTTGTATTCCAATTGATTTTGATTTGAAATCGCCAACGGGTAAGTGTCTGGTAGATGCTCTATGTTCTATCAGTATTAAGAGTCTTTATCGCAAAGGAAAAACACAGATTGGAATTATCTTTAATACTGATGTTCATACTGGTCCTGGAGAGCATTGGATTGCCTTATTTTGTGATATCAGCCCCGAACTCGAACAGCCACGTATAACATATTTTGATTCATATTCTCAAAAACCAGAAAAAGAAGTTCAGCGTTTAATGAAGCGTTGGAAAGAAGAGTGGGAAACAACTGGAGTCCACGACAAGCCCATGTTGACAACATATAATACAACCAGACATCAGTTCAAAGACTCTGAGTGTGGGATATATTGCTTGTATTTTCACTATGCTTGCCTAAATGATATTCCAATGGATCACAAAATCCCAGACGATGTCATCAATGTATTTCGCAGGCTTCTTTTTAGAGTTCAATAAATAATAAGATGGATGCAACTATTCAATATTTCAAAGAAAATAGTGGTTATTTAACAGTCCTTGTAATTGGCGTAGGATTGATTACAATGCTTGTAATATGGCTTTTTACTGCTGTTAGAGGAAATCCAGCAACTGTAAAACTCCTAGCAAATACAACATTTGGCACATACGGCAAAGTAACAGCATTAGCTCCACTTGGAGTTTCTAATCAAGATAATACTCGTTTATGTGATTACTATATTGCATCTTCTGGATTTTCTGTATTCCCAGGTTCACAAACTAATGATTACATTTCAAGCGATATCATCCCACTTGCAATTAAAGCTGGAGCTCGTCTAATTGAATTAGATATTTATGCTGGAGATAATGACAAGCCAGTCGTTGGCTTAAAGAATGAAAAGTTAGGTTATGATTATGCGTATAACTCGGTAGATTTTGAAGAATGTTGTGTAGCAGTATCTAACTCTGCTTTTGAAGGCGTTCTTTCAAGCGACCCATTCATTCTAAGCCTGGTATTTCATACTGATAAGCGTAATGTCTTGGATGCTTCTGCTCAGATATTAAAGGATACCTGTCAAAGGTTTATGCTGGGTCCTGAGTATGCATACAATCGTAAAAACTTAGCCCAGGAACCCGTCCATGCCGTATCTGGTAAACTGATTGTGGTATCGGGTGGTAAAATTAAGGGTACTAACATGGAAGAACTTGTAAACTTATCTTGGGATACATCTAATCTGCGTAGATTAACTTATATGCAAGCATCCCAACCTTACGATCATGATGAATTAATCAACTCAAATCGCACAAACATATGTATGGTTGTTCCTGACCCAGTTCCAGATTTGAAGAACAGTAATCCAACTATACTATTCTCCTATGGATGCCAGTGGAATTTGATGAATTACGGGTCTTTAGATTCCATGATGGAACTGTACATTGGCCAGTTTCAGCAAGGTAGTGTTATATTGAAGCCCGAGGTATTGCGATACAAGCCTGTTGAAGCAAAGACACCTGTGTTGCCCGACCCTGCTCAATCATTCCAACCTATGGCTCACAATTCTCCTATTTATGATTCAAATCCTGTCACTGGTGAAAAGTCAATTGTTATCTAAACTAATTATCTGCGTTATTCAATAAAATGGCAAACAAGTGGTTAGTTCACATCAAGAAGACTATGAAAAAAATGAAGGCTTCTGGCACTTATAAGAAAGGTATGGGTCTCAAGCAGGTTATCTTAGCTGCCAAGAAGACCTGGCACAAGGCCAAGAAGGGTGGTGGTGATTCTGATGAGGAGTCTCACACTGAAAAGGCAGTAAATGCTAGTGGTGACTTTGAGACTGTGTCCCTAGAAGGAAGTTCTGCTTCTACAGGTACTACTGGCACAGAAACGGGTGCAAGCGATGTTGCCGGAGGAAAGCGTCGTCGTAAGACTCGTCGTCGTCGCTCCAGCCGTCGTCGTTAGAAAAAATGAGTATAACTAACATATAAAGACAAATGGGTGGCGGTTTACTTCAACTCGTTGCTTATGGAGCTCAGGATGCATATATTTCAGGGAACCCTCAGATTACCTTTTGGAAGGGTCTTTTCAAGCGCCACACTAACTTTGCCATGGAGCCTTTTCGCATTAACTTTAGTGGACAGATTGCATGGGGCACTAAGCAGACCGCTCTTGTAGGTCGCCATGCTGATCTGCTATACTCAACCTATGTCGAGGTGTGTCTTCCTAAATCCGGATTTACATGGAATAACACTAATCAAGCTCTAGGTTTCCATTTAATCAGGTATGCCGAGATTGATGTTGGTGGACAAGTTATTGATCGCCTGTACGGTGAGTACATGTTTTTATGGAGCAGATTATCACTTCCTGATGGACCTAGGGCCAGTCTGACAACGATGTTATGCGATGATCAGGCAGATGGTCCAGTTACTCTACGACATCAGCAAATATGCACGGGTGAGGGTCGTAAGGCAAAGATGAACGTTTTCTATATTCCTCTTCCCTTCTTTTTTACTCGTAATCCTGGAGCTGCTCTTCCTCTTATTGCTCTTCAGTATCACGAAGTAAAGATTAACGTGCACTGGAATGACCCGGAATTTATTACAGGAAACGTTAACAATACAAACGTTCCTTCGGCAATACAGGCTGCCTTGTATATTGACTACATTTACCTGGACACAGAAGAGCGTCGTCGTATGGCACAGGCCAGCCACGAGTATCTAATTGAACAGACTCAATATAACGAGGATAAGGGTATTCGTGGTGCAAGCAACCGTATTGACCTAACCTTTAATCATCCCGTAAAAGAACTTCTATGGGTGGTTCAACAATCTTTTAAAACTGACTGCAGAAAAGCAATTGCAAATGGCCAGCCTAATTTAAAACAGTTCGATTATAGCGTAGACCCTGTATTTGATCAGTGGATTCAGATTAATGGCCAGGACCGTTTGGATAAGAGATATGGCAGCTATTTTAGTGCTGTTCAAGCATTTCAGCACCATTCTGGGGTTTCTCCAGGAAAAGGTGCATATTCCTACTCATTTGCTATCCGTCCTGAAGAGCACCAGCCCTCTGGAACTTGTAACTTTTCCAGAATTGACACAGCAACAATTGTAATTAACATGTCTGGTGATTACAACGTTGGGCCACAGGAAGATGATTCTGGCGATTGGGATGTGCGTGTATATGCCACTAACTACAACGTTCTACGAGTAATGTCTGGTATGGGCGGCCTCGCATACAGCAATTAATTTCTTCGTTAAAATAAAATGACATATCTTGTTTTTGGTATATTCCTTATATTGCTTGGAATGTATGTTATGCCGCGTAGTCTAAAAATGGTAACAACGTATACTGGTTATGCACTCACTGCATACGGATTATACTATATGATGACTCGCGGTACATCACCGACATTAACAATTAGGAGTCCACGAGGTGTTTCTGTATAATTACCAGCTCATGACAATATCATCCATTCTACACTGCCCATCTGCATCATCTTTCTTTTCTTCTTGCTTGACTAACGCATTTGCATGAGCAAGTTCTGCAGTATACAAGTCATGCTCTTCATGGCCTTCAGGCAACCTGGACTCATCAATTAGAATATCAACAAACCCTGTTCCACACGGTGGTTTCTGACCAAACATAATGTTTGCTGAGACACCACGCATACTATCAAATTCACCTGCAACTGCTGCATCAAATAGAATTTTTGATGTCATCTCAAATGAAGACTTAGCAAGAACACCATTCTCCAACTTGTTCATACCAAACCTGTCAATTGCAATTAGATATCCATGGTAAGTCATGGCATCTACCAGGAGACAAGGATGACGATAGTTCACTGAATCTGCACCAAACACATCCATCATTTCCTCATACAAGGCCATACGTGCTGCCTCAATTCCAAACACATTCAGAATCTCGTGAATATCATTTGAGAATGTTCGAGTTGGGTCAACATTTGGGAATACAAAGAGATCCAGCATATTAGTTCCCTCCGAATCCAGAACCCACTGGTGGTTGGAAACATACCCACCAACACGCTCATCATAGATGATTTCATCTTTCTTCTCACGAGGAAATACACGGCCAATACCATCAATTCCAGTCAGTGTAGTGTCCAGAAGCTTGTCTTCGATGAACCTTAAAGACAGAGCATTCTTTGCTACATCATTACCAAACGTAATACGCATTATCAGCTTGTCCGATGTGTTAGTATCAGGATGAACACACTCAAATACACGCAGAACCTTATTGCTTTCAATCTTGGTCCGAATCTTAGTCATGTCCAGGATATTGCGTGAAAGCATCTGATTGGCATCCAGCTCAAGCCGAATAATCCAAGGAGATACACAAGTTTGTCCGTGACTTACACTGAACTTTTCGTAGGATAGAAGAATCTCACGGTCTTCCTGAACGATAGTATCAGATGATAGGGGATTGGGATCATAGTAAATCCTGACTGACTTGGTGATATCACGTAGAGTTGTCTTCTGAATCTCTTTCATGCTTGAGATGGCTCCTTGGTGGTCGGCCATATTGGGCATCAGATAGATGATGTTTGAAGGATTCTTAGGATTTTGAGATACGCTGAGCAGCTCTTGAATACGAGGAACACCCTGTGTGGCATTTGCTTTTGCAGTGCCAGCTTGGTGGAAGGTATTCAGAGTAAGCTGAGTCGTAGGCTCGCCAATAGACTGAGCAGCTAGAGGGCCAACCATCTCTCCTGGGTGAACAAGCGCTTTCTTATACTTGTATTTAATGTCTCGAATCATCTCATCAAATAGAGCAACTGTAAAGCGATGCACAATGATTGACTGTTTGGGAGCCAAATTGTAACGAAGCAGACAATGAAACAGATAGTTATCTGCCATGTAATGCGTCTTGCATAGCTTGTCAAGTTCATCTACGACGTAATTTGGCGTCAGGTCAGTTTTAACCAGATAAGGATTTCT